ACCTTGCTAAGTTTTGTCGAGGATACCTTGCTAAGTTTTGTCGAGGATACCTTGCTAAGTTTTGTCGAGGATACCTTGCTAAGTTTTGTCGAGGATACCGAGCATAAATATATGGAGGATACCTTGCTAAGTTTTATCGATAGTTTTGAGTTAAGTAATTATGATTATAAAATGGTATGGTTTACTAATGAAAAAAAAAAAAATTGAAAATGGGAAATCTATAAGTAGATAAATATAGAGCAAGTAGTGGACAAGTGGCAGTAGCCCCTGCGAAGCAACTCTTTAAACTGAAATATTATATGAATGTCAAAGTTTGTATAATAAGATTTAGAAAATCAAGATCCGTTAGCTCAGTAGGTAGAGCACCCGACTGTTAAACCCAAAGAGGTGAAGAGATCGGAAGGTCACAGGTTCGAGCCCTGTACGGATCGCGAAGCTTCCACGTGTGGCACACGTCCACCGCCTTCTAAGCGGAGGTGGCAGGTTCAATTCCTGCTGGAAGTAAAATCTATTATATTATAAAGATATAATAGATACCTAAGAAAACCAACAGCAAAAAGTAAAAAATTAAAAAGTTTATTTTAAAAAAATGGTTTTCTGTAAAGATTCGTTAGCTCAGTAGGTAGAGCACCCGACTGTTAATCGGAAGGTCACAGGTTCGATCCCTGTACGAATCGCAAGTTCCTATAGCTCAGCGGTTAGAGCGCCGTTCTTATACAGCGGATGTCGGGGGTTCGAATCCCTCTAGGAATACCAATCTATTATATCATAAAAGATATAATAGATACTAAGTAAATCAACAGCAAAAATTTAAAAAAAAAGTTTATTTTTAAAAATGGTTTACTGTAATACCCTCATAGACTAACTATCTATGAGGGGTAAAATGGTTTTATTAATTGTACCATATACAAACAATTTTTAAATTATGTAAAAAACAAACAATTTTTAAATTATGTAAAAAACAAACAATTTTTAAATTATGTAAAAAACAAACAATTTTTAAATTATGTAAAAAGAATAAGTAAACTCCCAGCATAAATGTGTTTTTAAGAGATGGAGACATTTGGTTCGAATCCGGATTTTAGTTATATGACTAAATAGTTTAATAGGAAAAACCCCATTAGCAAACCAGAGTTTACTGTAAAATATTTTTATTTTAGTTTAATATTTACTTTAAATATAAAAAAAATTGAAAAAGTATTTACTAAAAATATAAAGTAATAGAAAATGCCGAAAGGAATTTCAAAAACAGATGCGAACGGGAAAGCTCAGGGCGGACCCTCGCAAAATTACGGATACAAAGCCGTAGCCAAGACTGCTACTCGCGCGGAAGTTGCGAGGGAACAGAAGCATGCAGCGGATGCAAAGCCTCTGAGTGGGAAAGGTATGTATGGTTGATCCAGACGGGGTTACCAAAAAACGAAGAAACCAGAGAGGGTTTTTGTACTAGAGATAGTTTTTTTATTTAAACAATATTATAACCGAAATAGACATATTTTAATATTTTAGTGTTATATTTACTTTATATAAAAAAAAATTGAAAAATGGTTTTCTATTTGTAAAAAATATACAAAATGTCTTGCACACCGCAGTTCAATTTGAATAATACCGACGGAGCCTCTGGCGCCGACGGAGGGGAGTGGACAGAGGTTCCTTCCCGAGCTGGTAGCGAAAGCACCGACTCGAAGACGTCAGTTCTTGTCCCCAAGAAGGTAGCGATTGAAGGCGCACTTGCTTGGGCGAAGAAGAACTGGGCTGGGAAACCTGGCCAGAAAGCAACAAAGAGCAATGGTGCGATTGTGCTTTCTGGAGGTGACTCAGAGGACCGCGAAAAGACCGCAAAGGTTTTTCGCAAGCTCATGCAAGATTGGGCAAAGCCGAAAGGCAAACAGACAGGTGGAAAGGCTGCTGGAGGAAAGAAAGGGGGGAAACCTCCAGTCTATTTCGCTCCAGCAGGGCTTTTCTTCACAGATGTGAAGCCATTTGTTGAAGCATCAGGTTTTGATTGCCTGGCTCTTGGAAAAGACGGGAAGATGTCCCGTTATGGTCTGAGAGGAAAAAGTCAAGAGGAGCGCGACGCAATGGCACAGCAGGTCACCGACCACTGTGCTTCTGTGTTTGCGAATGCTTACAAGGCACCAACTATGAAGGTTATGGATGCTCTGAAGCATGTTGCGAGGGAACTTGGTATGGGTATCAAGTTCACTGTCATCGGCGAGGAAGGTGACATGTCGCAATACATCCTCGATGGAGCGACCTCTGAAGATCGTGATGATTTCGCACAGGCAGTTGGAATGACTGCTCACGAAATGATCGAAGAGGAAGCACGAACGGACTTCTACACTGTTCCCGCAGCCCAAGCGTTTGGAGCGCTTAATCAGGCACGGAGAGGACAATCTGCCCCTGCGAAGTGGGGAGGTATCCCAAAGGAACAACATGTAGATTTCCAACTGAAAGGTTACACCGATAAGACTAGGAAAGTAAGTCGGTATACCATTTCAGGTGGAACGCCAGAATCGCAAGCCGCTTTTGTCGCGAAGGTTAATTCCAACGCGAACAAGTACATACGCAGCAACAAGGCGAAGGAAGCCGCGGACAAAGAAGCAGCTAAACTCGAGAAGGAGGAAGCTGCTGAATACGCAAAGTTTACAAACGAACAAAGAGATGCTGAGAGCTACTTTGAACGTGAGGCAGCGCGTAAGGCCGCGAAGAGAACCGGAAATGCAATACCAAAACCACGAGGAAGTGGCGGAGGTCCTGCTTATGCCGGGTCTGGTCCTGCTGAGGAAAACCCATTTGCACTCAAGGCGAGCAATGGGAAGAAATCCAAGCAGGAAAAGCAGGCAGCACGGGCAGTGCGGGCCGAAGAGAAGCAGCAACGAGAAGCACTTGAGAAGCAGGAAGCAGCACGCGCTGCGGCTATCAAGGCCGAACTTGTAGAGCGAGAAGCAGCACAGTCTGATGCGCTCTCACAAGCTATTGCTGCGACGAACCCTTTTGCTGCGGTCGGTGATGTCGAAGAACCACCGAGAACACCAGCAGAGGAAGAAGTCACACCAGTTGTAGTTACTCAAACGGCTCCAACGGGAGCATGGAGTAAAGGTGCACCAGTTGTCAAGGTTGTGGAACAACCAGACGCAAAGGCAGTGACTTACACCGCAGACACACACGACGATAGTGACTGTGAAGACTGGGAGACAGAAGACCAACCGCCCATTACGAGGCAGGGGGTAGGAGGGTGGTTCGATTAAGTTTGAACACTCCAAATTCCAGTAAAGAATGACTAATGGACGAATTGGTCATACAATCCAGCAAGCTGAAGGAGAGTAAGTTGCTGACGACGTAAAAACGAAAAACAAGGTGGTTTTTGTTCTAGAAATAGTTTTTTTTATTTATTCGAGATATGGTTTACACATTTTTATAACCGATTTTCACACATTTTATATATATAATAGGATAAGATTAACACAGTTTTATAACCGATTTCCACACATTTTTTATATATATATACTAAGTATTTTATATAAAAAGAGATATATACTAAGTACTCTATCACATACAGACTAAGGGACAGAAGACAACAAGACACTAAATCAAAAACAATATTTAAAAAAATAATGAAATATCTAGATACATTAAAACCTTAAATGAGCATAACATTATATCCCCACCTAAAATGGCAACAAAAAATCCCCCACAGAAAAAGATTTCTACAAACTAATAACAAAAGTAGAGCACTATTTTAATTTAGACATAACATTATGGACAAAGAACTCATTTATTAAAAATGACCACGAATTTTGGAATGCCATATTATCAATAGAAACTGACGACACGGATTATGTATATATATTCAGATATAACTATATACAAAATATACTCTATGGATGCCCAGCTCAAATCCCCGAATATTTATGCTTACATTATACAACAAATCCATCACTCTTTAATATATTCCAAGAAGGTATTATGAAGGTTATAGAAAGTGGGGAATTTATATATTCCTTTTAATCCTATCTCTCTCCCCCATCACATACAATTAAATCCCCCATCACATACAATTAAATCCCCTATCACATACAATTAAATCCCCCCCCCATAATTCAATTACAATATTTTACATTATAATCCAATATTTTTTTAACCAATATTTTTTTATCTTTATAAAGTTCGGAATATGAATCATAAACAATGGGACTCTTTTCCGTTGTATTATCAAATACTAATATATGAGGTTTAATATCACAATCGTAAGCATTAACACATTTATCTATTAATATATCAAGACATTTCATTATTTTTTTAAATTTTTTCTTATAATTTTTAAATTTCACATTTGGAAATCGCGGTGTTTTTATTGTCTTCTTATTTTTTTTATAATTTTGTATATATTTTTGCGTTGCTCTTAATCCTCTACTTTTATTCCTATTAATTAATTCACATATAGAAGCTATTGAATATGCGTAAATTATATCATAATCATAATCCAAAATTGTTTTAATAATATCTTTAAAATTAAAAAATTCATCAATGAATATATCAATTACATTTATATTATTCTTCGTACAAACTCCTTGAGTTTCAAATATAATATTTTCATTATCTTCAATTGATTTCAATAATGAAGTATAAAGTTTATTTGTACAAGATTTTTTATTTTGTTTCTTGAATTTTTTACTACTAACATATCTTTTTTTCTTAATAATTTTATCAACTGTTAAAGAATCTTCTTTTTTAGTTATTAATTTCCCAGTATCACAATTTGTTAAAAATCTATTTTTGAAATAAGAATGTTCTATTTTTTTTATAAATTCTTTATCATAATTCTCTATTTTTTTAGTCAAAGTATCACATAATTCCACTTTTCCATTACAATAACCTTTTACAATCTTATCGAAATCATTTTTATATCCTTTATTTATTTCAACATAATCATCAATACTATATATTTTCCAGTTATAATTCAATTCCCGTTGTTCTCTTATATTAAGATATTCGGAAACCTTATAATCCAAACTACCTTTTCCAGAACCAGTTGGACCTAATTTAATTAAAAAATATCTATTTTTATTATTTTTAAGTATAACTCCTTTAGCAGGACTATTTTCAGTTTTATTTTCCCCTAAAAATGAATAAATATTATAATTTTTAATATTTTTCATAATGTATTTATAAACTACCTGTAAGACCTTATAAGAATTAATATTAAGATCTTTGTTTTTACTTGTAAATAAACTTTTTACATTTTTAATATTAAATATACTATCAAAAATGGCATTATTTATTGACTTGGTATTTTTATTAAAATCTAATAATTCTGTGTATTTATCTCTTTTAATCATAAAAAAAACTAAATTTAATATAATAGCTAAACCAGAACCAAAATAAATTTGTAATTGTTTATTTTTATCATGTTCTTTTAATAGTATATTTATATTCTCAGATATTTGTTTTTTATACTTTTTATTTATATTTGTTAGAATAGAGATAGTTTTCCTTTCAATATTACTAAATTTATTATACTCTAAATCTTTGAAATATACAATTTGTAATGTAGTTGAACCACAAAAAAACAACAAATAAGGACCTTTTTGTAGTTTTTTATGTCCCACGGATTTTACATCATTAATAAAACTTAAACATTCATATAATCCTTCATCTGTATTTATACGCATATTTATCTTAATATTCTCATTAACTAAATGATGTTTATATTTATCGAGTAATATTCTAATGTTATTAGTACATTTATCAGACATATAATTATCATGTTTAGTTTTATCATATTTATCAAAATTAGTAATATTACATTGCTCATTTTTATTTAATAAATAATTTTGTTGTAGATATCCGCCAGAAACTAATATAATAATTTCAGCATTATCTATTTTATAAAATTCTAATGTATTTTTAATTATTACGCCACATATTTCGAAACGTTTATTCAAATATTTTGTATTGAGAATTTTATCACTAAAATACTTATAATCATTTTTACTAAATAATAATAATTCACTATCATTATTTATAAATTTTAAAATTTCTATATTTAATTTATTATCAACTTCGTTAACTTTATTAAAAATAAATTTACAAGAACCACTAAAATCTAATACTATTATGTATCGCATTATTATATAATTAATTATAATATTATAATTTTATAATTGGGATAATGACACCTTTTATAGAATCCGTTCTATTTTTTTTATAACTAAATATATAAAAATAAACATACCATAAAAATAAATAGTTCCTTTTTTACAGTTTCGTTTTTTCAGTAGAAAAAATGTATCATGTAAAACCATAAAATCTTTAAAATAAACATATCATAAAATTAAATAGTACCTTTTTTTCAGTTTCGTTTTTTCAGTAGATCCAAATGTAATAAATAACCTCCGGTATAAATAAAATATTTTAAAATAAATTTATAACCGATAAACACATTAAACCATTGTATCTACTATATAATAAAAAAAAATTGAAAAAAGAAATCTTGTAAGAGTATTAAGTAGGGATGCTTAGACGAGAATGATGTCCCTAGAGAGAAAAGAGAGGGATGCTTAGACAAGAATGTTGTCCCTCCACAACTAGAGGTCGACCCGATGAGCAACAAGAGTAAGGTCCTTCTACAGAACGCAGCAAAGACGTGCTGGTTCAGAATATCCGTTGAGCGCGCGGGTATTTTTCATTTTTCCCATTTTTTTCCATTTTCAGTAGGAAAAAATAAAAGATAAACTAAAAACATAATTATAACCGATTACCACCTTTACTATTGATATAATAAAAATTGAAAATGAAAAATCTATAAAATAATAAATAAATACCATGTCTGCATCACGCAAAACAAATGGAAAAAAAAATACAGGTGGTTCGCCACCTGTTATCAAGACCTACCGCTACACTGGTTCCGATAGAAGTATCAATACTTTAAGGAAACAAGCGAAAAGATGGAGCGGTGGGAAGGTCACTTGGAGAATTGTTCCAGATGACCCGCAAAAGTATACCCTGATGGGTACACCGGAAAACTGTGATGCTTTCCACGCAGGAGTCAAGCAACTTTGCGATGAAAGAAATCACAGTACAAAAGGCAAGGGAAGGGAAGACCGACGAGATTCCCAGAACCCGCCAAAAGCAAGGGGTAGGGAAGACCGACGAGATTCCCAGAACCCGCCAAAGGCCAAGGGAGGGGGTTTCAGACAGGAAACACCATCGAAGGCAAAGGCCAAGGGCGGGAGAGACCGGAGTTTTTCTCCGCCTCCAAGACGCCGACACGAAGGACGTAAAGAGACGAGAGATAGAAGTTTTTCTCCGCCTCCAAGACGTCGACACGGAGGGTGTAAGGGAGCGAGAGATAGAAGTGTATCTCCGCCTCCGAGACACTTCTGGGGGCGTAAAGAGGAGAGGGAACGGAGTGTTTCCCCGCCTCCGAGACCCCGCGGTATGTATTCCAATCCATACGCACCGCACGGAGAAGCGGTCAATCCATATGCGCCTCAGAGAGAGGTCAATCCATATGCTCCTCAGAGAGAGGTCAATCCATATGCGCCTCATCGAGGGGCTGGAAATTTCGAGGTAGGCGCTCTATCCGAAAATGTGGAAAGCATAACTATAACAACTGTGACGTATAAGTTTGTTTAAAAGCCGAAACATACTAATCCACATTCTGATATAGGTTCGGACGAATGGATGAAATGGGAACTTGATTGGAATAGTGGATATTGTTAAGAGAATGCAATACGATACCAAGTGAGATAAAAGAGTAAGATGAAGAACTGAAAAACTCAAAAAAAAAACAACACACACGTTTTTTTTTTCTCTTTCCTATAATTTTTATTTAATTACTTAGATTTCGCAATTTCTACACTCAAAACAAGGTAATCATAACAATGTCTATGAACTTCTGCTACTGCTTCTTCACAAGAACGCATAGTATCATAAGTAATAAACGCGAATCCTTTTTCATTTTTATAGAATAATCTTTTAATATATCCATATCTTTTAAATAAATCGCGGATATCATTTTCGGTGGCATTTTCAGATATATTAGAAACTCGTATGGTGTTTTCTTCTCTATTCCTTTTTATACCTCCAGTACCTTCGGCACCCCTTGTACCTCCTGTACCATTCCTCATACTAGGAGGCACATATTTACTTTTACCACCTCCAGCACCGACACCGACACCTCCGGCATCTTTATTAGTACATTTCATACTCCAGTGATTACCACCACAGTATCTACAAATAACTGCTGTTCCGCTACCTCCAACAGCAGAAAATATATTTTTAATACTACCTCCTCCGCCTCCACCTTTCCCGTCCTCACTATCGTCAATCGCCTTATTTCGTTTAGTGAATTCGAAGAAAACGTCTTCGCAAACTTTAGTGGTTGAAGCTTCATCTGGTCCAGGAGGTAGTCCAGCGGATGCTCCAAACTTAGTCCATTCCCTTCTTTCTGAAATAACTTTAGGAATTTTAATTTTACATTTTTCCATTTTATATTCTTTGACATTTTTTACAGTTCTACCTAAATCGTCAGTATCATAAGTGGTAATAAATTTCTTATCACCAATTATTTCAATTTTAGGTTCTAAATCACTATTACTTACGCCATTACTTACGCCATTACTTACGCCATTACTTACGCCATTACTTACGCCAATATCATTTAAACTAACAGTATTAAAATTTTTATTTTTATACAGTTGCTTATTTTTATTATATTCTCGAATTCTTTCTTTCAATGTAGGTTTATTAAGACATAATTCAATATTAATTAAATCTTTAAAATTTATTATTTCAGTCATTGTATTATAAATATAATGTATTACAAATATATTAACTTTTTTTCAAATATATAAATCAATTTTAAATTAGCATAAATTTAACAACTGTAAAAAAAACAACTGAAATTAAGAAACTGTAAAAAAACAACTGAAATTAAGAAACTGTAAAAAATAACTGTAATTAAGCAACTGTAAAAAAGAAACTATAATAAATAAAATTGATAACGAAGTAATATAATTATATATAAAATAACAGAAAAAAACAATAAGAAAATGAAACGTAAATTTATAATGGGTGAAACGTTCGAAGACGCGATTTTAAAAAACATAGGTAATGATCAGGAATTATCAGAAAGATATAAATTAAATTGGATAGATAGTATTCCGATAATAGAAAACCCATTATCTCTAAGTTCCGGTGATTTAGAAATAAGACTATTTACTTATAAACACGCACTAAATGTAAAACAAATAAGAGAATTAACATTAACTGAGACTCAATGTCTAAATTTTATATCAAGGTTATATAAACCATATGAACTAAAAAACATAGACAATACATTCGCAATAGAATTTACACAATATGATATGGAAGTATTTAATAATAAAATTCGAATTAATAATACTAAATTCAATCAACGCAATAAATTCAAACCGGGAAATAAAATGAAATACCAAAAACCCAAAACATATATTAATCCAAATATACTCAAGAATAAAAGAGTATGGAGGGTAATATTATTAGAGGATATAGAAGATTATATATTAAGACAGTCTATGAAGAATATAGAAATTAGTAATTTAGAAGTAAGTGGTATACAAGAAATTATAACTAAACTTAGTAAATTATCTGTTTAACTAAACTTAGTAAATTATCTTTTTAATTATAATTTTTAATTTAAAAAAATAAGTCTTAATACCTACTACATAAAATAATAAAAAAATTGATTTAAAGTTTAAAAGTCATAAACAATTACAAAACAAAATGGAAAATCAACAAGCACAAACACACAAGCACGAAGACGGTGACAGATCGGGTCGGCCACAACATCAATATCAGACAACACATAGACCCCGTAGAGACGTCTCCGTTAAGACAATTGTTCCAGTTAGTAAGGAATATGTCGGCGCAGTAATTGGAAAAAGTGGCGCAATGATTAATCAAATTAAGACTGATACGGAAACGCGAATTAGTTATATGGACCAAGATTTCGCAAGGGGACATCAATCTCCAATTTTCCAAATCACAGGCTCTCCTAAGGGAGTAGCAAGGGCAGAAAAGTGGGTTCGACGAATCCTCCAGAGTACGTGGCAAGCAGAACAGGAGGATTCACCTGCCACTGAAGCAGATGGACAAGATCCAACACAGGAGAGTGCCTAAAAAAGACAACAACAACTTAATATAAAAACATCAAAAATCTTAAATTTACACAAAAAATTTATGTAAATTTAATATTTTCATTTATTCCTAAAAAACCAAACGCATTAAAGAAAACAATTTTTTCTATTTCACTTTCTTTGTTCTTTATTCTTTATTCTTTCTAGAAGGTTTATTAAGATAGTTATAAATTTATTTACAATAGTTATAAATTTATTTACATAGTTATAAATTTATTTACAATAGTTACAAATTTATTTACAAGAAATATTTTTACAATAATTCTTTTCTCTCATTAAATATTTTCGAACAACATGTTGGAAGAGGTAAATTCTATCGAAAAAGAACGCAACAATCCCCATTATAACAGGACTTCGTGGATTACATTTAACAGCAATAACAACTGCAGGTAAGGTACATATAACTATTAAAATAATAATCATAATAGTTCCACCACAACCCATTTGTGCCAACTGGTCAACTGCTCCTTTAGAACTGCTTAAAGATAAATTATTATTCTTAGCATCAGTATTCCCCACAGAATTATCATTCGCATTTGTAAATTTGTCTTTATTATTTTCCAATATGGAACCACAAGTACTAAATAATTCTAAAACCATTTTTATTTATACTATTAATATAGAAAGAAAAATTGATAAAAATGAAATTAAAATAAAATAAATTAAAATAAAAGAAATTAATAGAAATTAATAGAAATTAATAGAAATCAAATTTTAAAACCAAAATGGATTTCCAGACTAAGTCTAAATTAACACAGCAAGCTATATCTCAACATTTAAATAAAAATACAAAAATAAGTATTTTAGAAGAAACCACTGCTAAAAAAATAAATTACCGTAACAAAACGGTATATTCTTTTCAAAAAAAGGAGAATCCAAAACAGGACGCACTAAGTTTTAGTATTATAGACACAGATCATATTGAGATAATAAATACTTTAAAAAGGGAAATACCTAATATATGGGAAAAGGTCAAAGATGTATTTATTAAATCCAATAATTTAGGGGATATACAATTATGTTTTACAATATATAATACAATAAATAATCCTATTTTATCAAATCCTATACTAATAAATGAAATACTAACTAAATTAAATCAAAATCAAAATCTAAATCAAAATATAAATATAAAATCAGTATATTACAGAATATATGACGCTACAACTAAATCCCAATTTGACAAGAAGGAAATAGAGCAAATACCTATCCTATATTCAAAAAAGTTAGAGGAAAATATTTTAGGCACTAAGTTATATTTATCACCGTATACATTTTCGCGTATAAATAGTATTATATCACCTAAAATATATCAAGAAATTCATAGGTTAGTAATAAGTATAGATAATATAAATATAAATCATATAAATCGCATAAATCCTATAAACCACATAATATTATATGGAAGAGATATTTATTATTTAACTAAGTTTTTTATAAATAGAGAGATATTAGCAGTAACTCATTGTAAAATAACATATCAAGATATTATAACGGATCCTGATTTAGTGAAACAAAATAAAAAATTAAAAAAGAAAAATTATTTATTTCAAGTGGAAAAAAAAAATTACACTAAGTTATTAGCAGAAAAGATAAAACCAAGGGATAATTCACAAGTAATATTAACAGCAGGGAGGAATGGTTTAGCAAGAGAGTTAGTGGATTATTTTATAGAAACCGAGCAAATAAAATCAATAATTTATATTTCTTGTAATAGGGAAACAATGCAAAGGGATTTAGATATACTAAGTTCTAAGTTTATACTAAAAGAGTGTATTATTATAGATGAATTTCCACAGACGGAATATAATAATACAATATGTTTATTAATGAAATGAAATAAACTAAATAAACTAAATAAACTAAACTAAATAAATTAAACTAAATAAATTAAATAAAATAATATGTCTATTAATTAAATGAGAGCATTAATAATATCAATAGTATTAATTTTTTTAATTTTAGTATTTTCTAAAAAAGATGTTTTAGCACCTATAGAAATAAATAAAAAAAAAATTAGAAAAAGGAGAAAACGAAATACACAGAATACACAGAATATACAAAATGAGCAAAAAATCCTAAAATATTTCGGCCAGGATTATTGTCCGTATTCCAATAAGCAGAGTTATATGTATAATGTTTTAAATACTAAGTTCCGCAAAATGTATCCAAATGTTCAAATAGAATTCAATTGGGCTAAAACGCAATATGAAATGAATGAATCCGCAAAAGCAAATGTAGAATACGTTCCAACTATAACTAATGCGAACTATCAGCATATTAATGTTTATATATCTGATAAGTTAGACAATCAAACAGAAATGCGTAAATTGGCACAAATCTATGAATCACTTTCTCCAACTTAGTGGTAAATTATAAAAAGCAGGTTGGAATGTAACAGTTTTATATAGGTTATATATATTCTGGAAAATCCCTAAAAATGCCACCCAACCACAAGCAAATACAAATCGGTTCCCGTCAACGTTACCACCAAACCGTGTATTTAATAAGTTAGTGATACCGTATC